CTCTCTACAGCAACTGACCAATTTTAAACCAATTTAAAAATAGGTCTCTATTATCGAACTTAAAAATAAAAATACCTAAATACATTATATGCCGACGGGTTATATTTATCGTATAGATAACCTGGAAAACGGAAAGTTTTATATCGGTCAAACTATACAAACTCTCAGGAGGAGATGGAATGACCATGTCTCAGATACTAACAATCTATCTGATGAGATGGTAATTCATTTAGCTATGAGAAAATATGGAACAGACGCTTTCACAATGGAAGCTGTACACACAATAGAATGCGAAACAAAAGAAGAACTTAAGAAACAACTCAACGAACTCGAGATACAGACTATTGAACAACTCAAACCAGACTACAATGTCGCGAAAGGGGGACTAGGGCATACGGGTGTCACTGGTCCTCGTTTCGGAGCCGATAATCATTTCTATGGAAAGAAACACACAGAAGAAGCAAAAAAACGTATAGGCGAAGCAAGCAAAGGACGATTTTTAGGTATAAAATTACCAGAAGAAACAAAACGGAAAATGAGTGAATGCAAAAAAGGCGATAAACATCCGTTTAAGAAAAATCAAGAATTCCGTCAACGCGCTGTTGAACATATGCAAGCTCTCATACAAGCAAATAAGAAACGTGTCAGTCAATTCACGAAAGACGATATATTCGTTCGGGAGTTTGAATCAGTGAAGGATGCCGCGGAGAGTATACATGTTACACCTTCTTCTGTAACAGTCTGCCTGAAAGGAAGATCGAAAACCTCCGGAGGATTCAAGTGGAAATACTCTACTTCTTCGGTGGTGGCTTGATAAACTTGTGAAGAATGAAAAAAACGACAGCTGCGATGAATGCAGTGGCGAGCATGCCCGTCGCTGACAGATCACCGGCGTCGGTCATAAATTTAGGAATCAGATCCGCCAATTTGTTCTGAACTGGCTTGGAGAATGCAGCGACGGCGGCGATGCCGGCGACGGCTGCATTCAGCTGGTCATCAGTCAGACCAAATGGGTTCTTTGACGAAGGGGCGGGGCCGGCGGACGCGTTGTCCAGGCTCAGTGCCACCACCTTGTTGTTCTGTGGGTTTCTGTACGGGCCTCCGCCGCCGCCCATGGGGCTATCGAAATCGGCGCTCGGGACGACGTCCGAGATTGGTGTCGAGAAATCCATTTCTATCTGGGGAGGTTTTATTTCGGCTTTAAATAACTCGGGTTGGTCGATCGTACGCGTCTGGAACGACGGCTGAAGTTCCGCCGGCGGACCAAACGAACTCTGCTGCTGCACGGGGGGCTGTTCAGGCTTCGTATCCACCTGGGGAATGTACTGCAGAATGTCGCTCGATCCGTTGAAATCGAGATTCTCGATAATCATTTCTATTTGTTTACTTGAAATCTTTTACGAGTCGGTAGCGCGGGTGTCCGAAAAAATCTCGCCTTTGGACCCAGGTGCCACGTGTATCCGTACCCCTTTTTGATTGTCGGATCGAGACGGACCCATTTTTTCGTGTTTGGATTCCAAGCTTCAACCCAAACGTGATCGAAACCGGGTTTGTAAGCGAGCACCATGCGAGACCGTATACCCATGTATTTGAGAACGGCGTGAAGTCCCTGTGCAAATTCGGAACATCTTCCGTACTTGTACCGGAAAAACTCACCCGGTGTCTTGAACCGTCTGTATCTCTTCACGGTTCCGTCTGGACACGTGTACGTCTCGACGCGTGTTCTCTGATTCCATCGAGGTCGTCGAACGTAATCACCACACGGACACTTGACGGGATGAAAGAATGTGAAACGTTTCGGGAACGCTTCCGTCACGGCTCGAACCCGTCGACTCCACGATCCTTTCGTTTTCATGACGGTCGCAAGCACCTTGGGCGGCCTCGAAATGTGAGCCGCCCGGGCACGCGCTTTGACACGTTCGACAAACACACCCATGCTATACACTCAGACCTTTTTCACGGTGACACCCGGACGCCGTGACGTCACTGGAGTGCCTACCGTCGTCAGAGGCGTCGTCACGTGCCGTGGGTTGTAATTCTTCTGGTGGTACTGCCAGAGAGCGTCCGATCCGATGCGGAACCCTTTACGGATCGGCGCCTTGTAATAGTAGACGCAATCCTCGATCCGGTTCGATTTGCTCGTGTTGTCCAAAACGAGACACTCGTAATTTTCGGTACAGGCGTTCATCACCTGGCAAAACATGTCGAACGTCGGGAAGACACCAAAAAACGCCTTGTACAGACGCTCGCGATTCTGAATCACATTCTCACGAAGCACGAACACGTAATCGACGTTGGCGCGCAAGTCGGGGCTGAGATCCATGCAGTACTGCATCGTCAACATGAAAAACAACTTCCAGTGGCGTCCGTTCATGAAACACTGTCTGATGCACGTGTCCTTCATGAACGCCTTGTCGTACATGCAATCGTCCATGAGCAAAAAGGCGCTCGACGGTTTCCCGGCACCCACGAGTCTTCGCTGGCGCTCGAGAATCTTTTCGATCGCGTCGCGGTTATAATCGCCGTAAATGAACAGGTCCGGGACGAATTGTTTGTAGTAATGGTTACCATCCTCCGTGCCTGACATGACGATGCCGACGGGCAAGTGGCGCTTGTGATACATGATGTCCGTCACGAGCGTTGACTTGCCTGTGCCGCGTTTGCCGATGAAAACGCAAACCTTGTCGTCGCCAATTTTGCTCGGATCAAACTTTTTCAGTTGCAAATTGGTCATTTCCTAGTGGTGTACTGGATTTTTTCCGCACGCGAAAGACGCGGTGGATGTTTTCTTGGGGTAGAGTAGATGTCAGCACAGATTTTGCTGGCTGGACATGGTCCAGAAGATCAATGGTTGACAGAACAACCAAACAGAACATACTTTGAAGCCAAGTACCAAACACGAACGAATCGGTCCCGTGAAACGTACGAGATTCCGTTTGACAATCAGGTGACGTTCAATTCCACTGGTCGGTGTACCATTCCACCCAAAGGGGACTACATGACCCGTCTGACTCTACGTGCTGTCATGCCACCCATTTACCCGACGGTCCCCGGTCAGTACGTGTACCCGACACCGTCGTCCGAAGTGGGTGCGACCGTCTACGTCAACAAGGCGCTCGATTTGGTGGTTGCAGACGGCGTGACGTTGACAGCAAACACGGTCGGGAACCACTACTTTTCCATCGGGGCTCAGGTGACTTTGGCCGGTACAGCCTACGTCATTTTCGACCTCGACGGCACGTACACGATCACGGGGATTCCGACGGCCAACTCGTTCACGTGTTCGACGACCCTCGCAGGCATCTCGTACAACGGAACCGTCTCGAGTCCAGGGATCCAATGCGGTGACATCATCAGCTACTTTTCGACGACCAACTCGAACCTCTGGGTCAACAATGTCACGAACAAGACGTGGCAGATTACAGGCGGGACGAACGTTGGGAACGTATGGACGTTCACGACGTCTGCACCTTCGAATTTACCAGTCGGAAGTCAGGTTGTCCTCAATTTACCTAATATGGGATATGTTAATTATACAACAAACACGACTGCATCGTCGGAAACGACATTTTCGTGTATCATTAATAAAATATCTGTAGCAGGTTCATATCTCGGAGGACACATTTTTTCCGAAGACGATGGAAAGACTTGGAATTATTGTAGTACTCAGTTGATTGCTAGTTGGAACAGTATTTCATATGCAGATAATGGAACAGTTGTCGCAGTCGGAGTAGACTTTTTAGTACGTGTTAATATTGGCGGTCAAGGTAGGCTAGCGTATTCAAATGACAGTGGAAAGACATGGACTTATACAAATTATCAACCTTTAGGGTTATGGACCGGAGTTGCATACGGTAACGGAACATTTGTCATGTGTGGAGTTCATGCACCGTGGGCATTCTCCCCAAACTACCCTCAGGCATATTCGCTTGATTACGGAAAAACATGGACGTTTGTTGATATTCCATCCTTTAACGCTTGGAACAGCGTTGCCTTTGGAAATAATACGTTCGTGTTAGTTGGAGCATCCGGCGGCGGGGCATATTCAACCGATAACGGTCTCACATGGACTCTTAGTACTACAGGTCTGTATGCATGGTCCGTTACATTCGGAAACGGTGTTTTTGTGACGGTTGGGAACAATAATCAGGCGTATTCGATCGATAATGGACAGACGTGGACTCTTGTTAGTCATCCGTTATCGGGAGGAGGTTGGTATGGCGTAGCGTTTGGAAACAACACGTTCGTGATGGTTGGAGATTTAGGTCAAGCGTATTCGACCGACAATGGACAGACATGGACTCTTGTCAGTAGTCCGTTAATGGCAAATTGGTATGGCATTACATTTGGAACTGACACGTTCATGATTGTCGGAGATTTAGGTCAAGCGTATTCGATCGATAACGGACATACATGGACGTTCGTCAGTGAACCATTTACAGGTATATGGTCTTGCATTGCTTCTCAACGCAATTTAAATTATTCAGATTCACCGTCAAATTCAGTTTCACTCATCGTCCCGCCTCTACAGTTGTTGAACCGAACGTTTTCGTCGAACGTTTACCCTTCAATCTCGTTCGCTAACGCCGCGGACGCCGCGTTTTGGGGTTTCGAATCGCGCGAAGGACTCACGTACACGTTTCCAGCGACGCCTCCATGGACGTACACGCAGTCAGGATGGATCTCAGGCTTTTTGCCCCCGAGTACGTCGACCTACGACGATTCGGTCGCACATAAATTGTGTAAGGAGGTTCGTCTCCTCGTCGGTAAACAGACCATCAAGGAGTACTCGGGTGAGTACATCGAACTCCAGAACGATCTCTTGGTCCCGTACGAAAACAAGGCGATCCTCAAACTCATGAACGGGACGCTCGACCAGACCCAAGCGACGGTCGCTCGGGAGTACTACGTCAATTTACCTTTGGGGACCAAAGAGGTACCTTTGTGCGCTCTGACCCACCAGAACATGAGCGTCGAGGTCGATTTCGATTCGTACATGAACGTGTCCCAGAACTTGAACGCCGGTACAGGGGACTTTCTGGACGCCAAATCGTACACGACGTACGACGCCTCGACCGGTCTTTTAGGTGGACAACCGGTCAACGTTCAGACGACATTTTCGTACCAACAGTACATTTTCATCGTCACGTATGGTGGTCAATTTCTCATCTTCGACACGACGAAAAACGTCGATGACCCGGCATCGTACATTGTCCTCTCAGCCTTTTCGGGGTCGAATCTGTTCAAACAATTTTGTGTGCTTTCAGGCAACTTGTACATAGGGTTGGCCGACGGACAACTCCTTCGGGGAATCATTACCGAACTGATACAGGGAAACACTTCATCCCTTGAAATCAATAGTTACACACCAACGATCGGATCTTTGACCGGGACCATGATCGCAGACTTCAGGTACGTATACTACACGGTGAGTAACACGGCATCTTCGAATGTGTTCATGACCAAGTACGACACGACAGGAACTTTTACGAGCACGAGCAGTTACAGGACGGTCGATTTCACATTGAATTTCAATTCGAATGTCACGGGTGTCTACCAGACTCTTACGACGGGTACAGAACTCGTGTTACTTCCACAGGGAACGCCCGGTAAACTGTACACATACCAACTCAACGCGAACGTCCAGAGTCAATGGTACGTACTTGATTATTCTTCGTATGGAACTCAAATAACAGAAGGTGTTCTTGTAAAAGATTCAATTTACTTTATATGCGATCCAATAGGTATTTTAAAATATTCGAATTCGAATTTTGATGTATATGTATATGGGGATGTTTTTGTGACTACATCTATTTTTACGGCAAAATACTCTTTGGACAACGGTAAAACATGGCATATTTCTAGTTCAAGTATTTTAGCATATCCCGACAGTTGGGGGGAGCCTATTTACGCAAATGAAACGTTATTTGTAATGTCTGTTTTGGGGAAATTTGCATATTCTACAGATAGTGGATTTACATGGCACGTTAAACAAACGAATTTTATAGATTCTATTGTAGCACCTAAATTAGCCTTTGGAAACGATACGTTAGTAGCTGTCGGGGATAGTGGTCAGGTGTATTCGAACGATAATGGACAGACATGGAATTATGCTTCGTCCCCTCTTCCAGGGCCTTGGTATGACGTTGCATTTGGAAACGACACATTCGTGATGATCGGATATAACACCAGCCTCATAGCGTATTCAGCTGATAATGGACGAACCTGGCAATACTCTGACACACAACTTCCTATAAATTGGCGTGCTGTGGGGTTTGGAAACGACACTTTCGTAGTGTTTGGAGGAGAATACGGATATTACTCTAATTATGCATATTCAACCGATAACGGACGAACGTGGACCTTATCGGTTTCTACTCTATACATTGGTACCGCAGGAAACATAATATTTGAAAATAACATATTTGTTATAGCAGGTCAGTTTAATCTAGCATATTCAAATGACGGAAAAACATGGACAGAATCCACCACTCCGATAGTCGGTGGAGTTGGTCTTGCATTTGGAAATGGTATATTTTTATTATCTGGAGTTGATGAATATGGAGTTTTTAAAGAAGCATTTTCAAATGACGGAAAAACATGGATTGATATGCATCCTTCTGAACTTATAGCGTATCTTACGGCAGCAACAACTTTTCATATATCCGGTGGTGTGCTCAAAAATCTCATCGCCGTTGGTACTTCCATTTACGCGTCGACAAACAATGTCGCGGTCCGAATCGACACGACCAAGGACCTTTCAACCGCTGCAGCCTACTCGTTCCCCGCACCCCTGCCCACCAATCAGTACGTCTTTGCCAACGGACCCCGGTACGTCTATATGTTTGCTCAAGGGGACAACACAGCAAAGAACATCGTCGAGTACGATCCGTACGGGCCGGATCAGACGTTCAAGGCGAGTATCCTCGTCGATTACGAGTCCCTACCCAAGGGCACCAAAAAACCGGACAAGGCGCTCCTCGGACTGATCCAGACCCAAAAGGTGACTGACATGACCCAAATGAACATCAAGGGCCCCGTCAAGGAATTATGGGTCACGGGCGCTTCGGACTCTGCCAATGTGTTCCAGTACTCGAATCTGGCGACGCAGAGTACACTCGAACTCGCCAACGAGCCGATAGTGACTGAAGATGTCGGGACACGCACGTTCCTGAGTACCATTCAGCCTTTCGAGACACATACGTCCATGCCGATCCGGAATTTTTCGGTAGTGCCATTCGAATTCGATCCGGAGAGTCCCGTCCCGAACGGAACGGTCAACTTTTCACGTATCCGGGACCAGATTTTCGATGGCGACGCAGAGACGGTTTGGGCCCGCAGTTACAATCTGCTTGCGATTCAGGGCGGAATCGGCAATTTAATGTATAATTAGATACTAGAATGGACATTTACAAGCCGGTGTACCCCGGCTTGTACTATTTCGACACATTCACCTTCACGACACTGGGGACGTCGGGACACAGAGGACCCGATTCGTCCAAGGGGTACGCCAACGCACCGTGGCGTGAAGGTGATTTTTCAATCGTCGACGGTCAACAGAAATGGACGGTTCCAACCACGGGAAAGTACCGGATCGAGGCTGCAGGCGCGTACGGCGCGACGCCCGGTCGAGTCGTTTCAGGCGAGGTGAACCTCAACGAAGGTCAAGTGATCACGATGCTCGTCGGTCAACAACCCAACCCGCTGACTGCGAATGTCGTGGACAACGTGACGGTCGGTGGCGGCGGCGGAACGTTCATTTCAACCGATGAAAAACTTTTGATGGTGGCGAGCGGTGGTGACGGTGGTTCGTATTCGTCTGGGGGTGAATGGAGTTTACCAGTACCGATTACGGTAGGTGTCGTAGCGTCTTTTATGAATGACTCTGGAACGAGAATGGCTGTAGCTTCACAAATTGCCGGTACGTTAATGGATTTTAACGGGTCGACATGGGTTTCAAGTGTTTCATTTCCAGGTGAAATTATTGGGTATTTTTCAGATTCTGATATTTATACGTATTATCAAACCAGTAGTACTAATTTGAGGATCAAAGAATACACGTATCCGAACACGTTCGTAAAGTCCACTGACATAGTTTTGCCCGTAGCAGTGACGGCTTTTTTACTTGATTTTTCGCGAGATGGTCAAACCTTTTTGGCGTGCAACGACAGTCTGCAGCAATCCGCAGTCTACAGGCGTGAGAACGGTACATGGACTTATAAAACAACTGTAAGTGGACAAACATCGACGGGTTTGGATTTCCTTGGTCCCATGAGTGCAGACGGAAACAGAATCGTCACACAAATTTACAGTTCCCCAGACACGTTTATGCGTGTGTATGATTACCCATGGACGTCATACACGGATTACCTCGTGTATGATCTCATAAATCACGGGTCTATATCCCCCGACGGAACATTCTATGTTACATTCGGTAACGTTTATTCGCTAAACACCGGAGCTGTTGTTACGTCGCTTCCCGGTGATACACTTTCGTACCAGGGGTACACACGAATCAGTGGAGATAATAAAACTATTTTCAAAGGAATATCTGGAGCCTATCTTTCAATTATCGACTATTCTACACCAACTCCCGTGATAACTAAAACATATCAAGCAACAACTTTTTTAGACTTTTATGTTTCACCTCTCGTCAACCAAGACGGTACCATATTTGCAACTACGGATATTCTCAACAAAGTTGACGTCTACTACAAAAGTTTCGTATCTCAACCTGGAATATTTCTACCATCCGGTACCGGTTTAGGAATTTCAGGATCCGGATATCTTACGGATGGTCAAGTTTCGAATCCGTACTTTAATTTTCTGAAGCCACAGGCGTACGTCGACGGTGGATTCGGAAACATGTATTGGTACGGCCACAAAGACGAAGGTGGATTTGGTGGTGGTCAATCCCCTTTAAACAAAACAAATCAAATAACAAGTCTCACCTGTAATTCCCCGCAGACGATTGTAACTTCGAGTAACATAGGACCACTTGGTTTAAACAAAGATGGAACGGTTCTGTATTTTGGAACGATTTTACCATTAGGTGTTGATACTATAAAATACGGGAATACATATCGGTACGTGTATACGTCCGGATCCTGGAACTTGGATTTTTCGTATTCGGGCGATTCTTCTGGTTTTTCATACAATACACAAATAGCAAACTTGTCTGTGAGTGATGACGGAAACACATGCGTTGTCTCAATGGCATATGCAGAAAGTCCAACCAACTTAGACATCACCATTATTCAAGGGACGAACACGAGTCAACGTACGGGGACAACTGGAAAAGTATCGAAAGATGGTTCGACGATCGTGTACACAGACACATCGAATCTCTACGTCAATGACCAAAAAATCACTGTTCTGCCACCGGGAACGTTCATTTCGATGTTCGATCTGAGTTCGGATGGAAAAGCGATTGCTGTGAGTAGTGGGTTCCAAAACAAATTTTTCGTGACACGTTATCCATGGACGACGTATGAGATCATAAGCACCGGACCATATGCGGGGGCATCATTGTTGAGTATATCACCGGATGGTACTACTGTTTTTACTGTCAACCGAGACGTGACACAAAATGAATCCATTCAGGTGTATCAAGGATCTTCAAACGTTGCTTCGTCTGACTTTACAGTTCGATGGGTCGATACGTTAACGTCGTGTTATGATGGAACCGTTTTTGCAGGATTCATTCCCAAGGTGATACAGAGTCAGAATGCAGACCATCAAGTCTATTTTTTCAAGTACGGAACGGATACTCTGAATCAGACAGAAACCAAACCGTCCCTGGGTATGTTTTTTGCCATTTCATCAGACGGAAACGCGTTCGTTTCATCAAACACAACGGCGATACGAATGTACACAAAACAAAATGTCGCTACGTCGACACAAAATAACCATGGATTTCCACATAATTACAAAGTAAAATTTGACTTGACATCAAACTACAACGGAACACATGACATCACTGTGACATCAGCAAACACATTCACGTTCCAGGCTTTCGGAGGACCGACAGAAACCACGGGAAAAGTTTTTGGAACAACTTATGGTATTTCGGGCGGCGGAGGGTACACGGGAAGTCCGGGCGACGGCGTTTCCGGTGCAACCTGTTACGCGGATCCGACGGTGACTCTTACGGACCTCGGAGCGGGTTCGAATTCCGCGGGCTACGTGACGATTTCGTTGATCGATCCTCCACCTCTTAAACAGACGTGGTCGTGGTCCCCAAACTTCGTAGATACGACCCTTCGTGGACCTTGGCAAGGTGTAAATTGGTCCGACGAACTTCAACAATTTTTGTCATTCAGTGGAACATCGGAAGACGGTATCAAATGGAATGACGCATCAACTCTTTTAGGACTCTTTACAGGAAGATATCCATCAAATCCAGTGTACTGTACTTCGTTTTCCCCGACTCTTGGGATATATGTTGGTATAGGATATGATTTTACAGTTCTCCAATTATTTTTCAAATATTCCTATGATAAAGTAAACTGGATAAATTCATACCAATTAAACAGTTCGGGGTTTAAAGTCATATGGGTACCTGAATTTAATTTATTTATCGCCACGACACAATACCAGGCGTATTCTTCATCAGATGGAATAAATTGGACAATACGTTATATAGCATCCGGGCTTTCGTCATTCAATCAGACCCTTGTTTACGCTTCGTCGATTCATAGAATCGTTACAAACATTGCTTACACCGATGACGGGATAAGCTGGACACCATATTCGATTCCGTATTATATCTATTCTATTTCATGGTCTCCTTCGTTGTCACGGTTTATTGCTACAACGTCGTTAAATTCGTGTCAATACTCGAGTGACGGAATCACATGGAGCTCAACCGGTGTTGATTTACCTTCGGCATCTTGGGGACCGACTATTTGGTCGAGTCAAAATTCATTATTCAGTATTTTGAGTTCAACACAATCTGCATATTCGAGCGACGGAATCCACTGGCGTGTTACGGGTCATGAAACAATTACTATTCGTGATATCGCATTTTCTCCTACGAGCGGAGTTTACGTCGCCGCAGGTGAATTGTCCGAAGGGTATCTCGTTTCAATAGGAGGTATTTACTGGGTTAAACCTGTTCCAGTTGAGCCTATAACACGAGTCGCAGCATGGGCTCCAGATAAAGGCATCATTCTTATGAGTGATATTTCGTCGTATAAATCGAGTGACGGTATAAAATGGACGCTCGCGGCGACGAAAGAATTTTTGAATATCATTTACTCGGACGGACTTGGAATGTTTGTCTGTACAGAATTCCCACAGGGGAATGTTTATTATTCATACGATGGGTCGAATTTTGTAGATTCAAATTTTACATTTTCAGCGGAGATGTATGTCATAAAACGAATCACTTGGTCAAGAGAACTTGGAATGTTTTCGGGTAAAGCGTACTCCAGGGATGGAATAAATTGGACTTTTTCTTCGATAGACGCTTCGAGTGTCGCATGGTGTCCGGAGCAAGCGCGTTTTGTGGCACTTGCAAATACAGGAGGCAATAACCCTACATCAACGGATTCTTATTATTCTTCAGATGGTATAAATTGGACGCATGGTTCTAATTTAGGGACGATATATGGAATCGCTACACAGATGGCATGGTCTCCGACGCTCCGTAGATTCGTAGTGGCATGTGGAATATATAACCCTAGTCCATTCGTCCCTTCGAGTTATGTGATATTATACTCGAATGACGGTATCAACTGGTCACAGTCAATTTCAACAGACGGTTTTCCAACTGCGATGTTTTGGATACCGGAGTTACAAATTTTTATGACTTCAGGTCTTTACTCGTATGACGGAATTAACTGGAATAATATATCAATTCCTGTCTTTCTTCCAACCGTTTGGACACCGGAATTGAATAAGATTGTGTGTGAGGCAGGTTACTCGGAAGTAACTAAAACTTTTTAATTTGCTTGCAGAATAGTAGATGTCGGTAGGACAGTTTCTACTGACTGTCCGGGGTCAGGATGACCGCTGGTTATCCATGGCCCCGGACAGGACGTATTTCGAAGGGAAGTATCAGTCCAAGGTGAATAGATCTCGCGAAACGTTCGAGATTCCGTTCGACAACCAGGTGACGTTCGGGTCGACGGGTCGGTGTACCATCCCGCCCAAAGGGGACTATATGACCCGTCTGACGCTTCGAACGGTTCTGCCACCCATCTACCCGACGGTCCCCGGTCAGTACGTGTACCCGACACCGTCGTCCGAGGTGGGCGCTACGGTCTACGTCAACAAAGTGCTTGACTTGGTGGTTGCAGACGGCGTGACGTTGACAGCAAACACGGTCGGAAACCATTACTTTTCGATCGGGGCTCAGGTGACGCTGGCCGGTACAGCCTATGTCATTTTCGACCTCGACGGGACGTATACGATCACGGGCATTCCGACGGCCAACTCGTTCACGTGTTCCACGGTCCTCGCAGGCATCTCATACAACGGAACCGTCTCGAGTCCGGGAATACAATGTGGTGATATCATCAGTTACTTTTCGACGACCAACTCGAACCTGTGGGTGAACAACGTCACGAACAAGACGTGGCAGATTACGGGCGGGACGGTCGTAGGAACGACCGTGACGTTCACGACGTCGGCACCTTCAAACTTTCCCGTTGGCTCGCAAGTCGTACTGAATTTACCGAGTTCAGGGTATTTAAATGAAACAGTCATCGTGACAGGTTCGACTGACACAACATTCACTTGCGAGATCGGCGGCCGATTTATAGCCGTAGATAGCATAAATTTACAAAACGCGTATTCAACTGATAATGGAATCACATGGACTTCTGTATCGGGTAATAATGAACGCAAAGTAACTTTCGGAAATAATACATTCGTTGCTGTAGGTACAGATGTTCAATCTTATTCTATTGATAACGGTATTACATGGACTCCCGTAGCTTCACCCCTTTCAGGACAATGGAATGGTGTTGCGTATGGAAACGGAGTTTTCGTCATGGTTGGGCAGAATAAACAAGCTTATTCGACTGATGACGGTCTTTCGTGGACATATGTTGCTTCTCCTCTTTCAGGAAATTGGAGTTGTGTTGCATACGGAAACGGAATTTTCGTCATGGCCCGGCCGGGTAGTCAAGCGTACTCGATTGATTATGGTCTTTCGTGGACGTATGTTGCTTCTCCTCTTATGGGACTTTGGAATAGTATTGTATACGGAAACGGGGTTTTTGTCATGGTGGGCGTCGACGGAACTCAAGCTTATTCGAATGATGACGGTCTTTCATGGACTTATGTAGCTTCTCTCCTCTCGGGGGCTTGGACTTGTGTTGCGTACGGAAATGGAATTTTCGTCGCAGGGGGAAGTACTACACAGTATTACCCTGGAGATACGGGGTTGAGAGCTCGTTCAACTGATAACGGTCTCACATGGACTCTTGTTGACTCTGTATATTTAACGCAATGGAGCGGTGTAACGTTTGGAAATGATACATTTGTTATGGTCGGAGGAGAGGTAAACGTTGGTACCACAGAAAGTTTTACGTATTCTAGCGATGGAAATTCTTGGAATGCTTCAGAAACGTTTTTGTTAGGTTATTGGAACGGGGTAGCGTTTGGAAACTTTTCGTATGTTAATTCTCTTTCAGATTCAGTTTCGCTCGTCGTCCCGCCTCTTCAGTTGACGAATCGTGTTTTTTCATCGAATGCGTACCCATCGATCTCGTTCGCCAACGCCGCGGACGCCGCGTTCTGGGGTTTCGATTCGCGCGAAGGACTCACGTATGCCTTACCGGCGACGCCGCCCTGGACGTACACACAGTCGGGGTGGATTTCAGGTTTTTTGCCCCCGAGTACCTCGACGTACGACGACTCGGTCGCACACAAGTTGTGTAAGGAGGTTCGTCTCCTCGTCGGTAAACAGACCATCAAAGAGTACTCGGGCGAGTACATCGAACTCCAAAACGATCTTCTGGTCCCGTACGAAAACAAGGCGATCCTCAAGTTGATGAACGGGACGCTCGACCAAACACAAGCGACCGTCGCCCGCGAGTACTACGTCAATTTACCCCTCGGGACCAAAGAGGTGCCTCTGTGTGCCCTGACCCACCAGAACATGAGCGTCGAGGTTGATTTCGATTCGTACCTGAACGTGTCCCAAAATTTGAATCAGGGAACCGGGGACTTTTTGGACGCCAAATCGTACACGACGTACGATGCATCGACCGGTCTTTTGGGTGGACAACCGGTCAACGTCCAGACGACCTTTTCGTACCAACAGTACATTTTCATCGTCACGTATGGTGGTCAATTCATCATTTTCGACACGACGAAAAACGTCGACGACCCGGCGTCGTACATCGTCTTGTCAGCCTTTTCGGGATCGAATCTGTTCAAACAATTTTGCGTCCTTTCAGGCAACTTGTACATAGGACTTTCAAACGGTACTCTCGCCCGTATGGTCGTTTCAGAAGTTATTCAAGGAAACATTTCATCCTTCTTACTCAACAATTACACACCGACGATAGGATCTTTGACCGGGACGATCGTCGCTGATTTCAGATATGTGTACTACACGGTGAGTAACACGGCGTCTTCGAACGTGTTCATGACCAGGTACGACACGACAGGAAATTTTACGAACCCGAGCAGTTACACGACGGTCGATTTCACGTTGAATTTCAATTCGAACGTCACCGGAGTTTATCAGACTCTTTCGACTGGTACTGAACTTGTCCTCCTTCCTCAAGGAACACCCGGAAGTCTGTATACGTATCAACTGAATGCAAACGTTCAGAGTCAATGGTACATTCTCGATTATTCATCATACGGAAATTTGATAACAGAGGGTGTCCTTATTGGAAATTCTGTATATTTTGTTTGTGACAATTTTAACATAATCAAATATCAAAATAACACGCTTGAATTATTTAACACAGGTTCTTCATTTGTCATAACAGGTTACGGAATACAGGCTTACTCGACAACCGGAACTATATGGAAAACAGTAGACAATCCACTTCCAGGTGTATGGTATAGTGTTGCTTATGGAAATGGAGTTTTCGTCATGGTCGGTGCAGCATTTGGTGCACTTCAAGCCTATTCAACTGATAACGGTCTTTCATGGACGAATGTTACAAATCCATTACCAGGATCTTGGTTTGATGTAGCATTTGGAAATGGTGTGTTTGTTATGGTTGGAGTAGATTCCCAGGCTTATTCAACTGATAATGGTCTTTCGTGGACAAATGTTACGAGTCCGTTATCAGGGTATTGGTCAGGTATCACGTATGCAAATGGAATATTTGTTATGGTTGGCGGCAATGTACAAGCTACGTCGACAGATGGTTTAACATGGACAATGGTTAATTCTCCTCTTTATGGAAATTGGATTGACGTCGCATACGGAAATGGTGTACTTGTAACGTCTGGTTATTATAGAATAGCTTATTCAACTGATAACGGACTTTCGTGGAATGAAGTTACGTCAGTCGTTGCTACGTCTTCAGGCTGGTATGGAGTTGCTTACGGAAACGGAACATTTATTGTCGTGAGTGCTATGGACCAAACACAAGCCTATTCAACTGACAATGGTATGACATGGAATTTTCCCCCTGGAAGTATTTCCGTGAACGGACAAGATGTCGTATTTACAAATGGAATTTTTTATATGGTTGGTGCTAATAACCAGTCATACTCAACTGATAACGGACTTACGTGGACTTTAGTAACATCCCCTATAACTGGAAGTTTTCAGGGTATATCCGCGAGTTCTTCAAGAGTTTCCATTCCCGGTGACAGACTTCGAAATCTTTTGGCTGTCGGAAATTCCATTTACGCGTCGACGAACAACGTCGCGGTCAAAATCGACACGACCAAGGACCTTTCGACTGCCGCAGCCTACTCGTTCCCGGCGCCTTTACCTATTAACCAATACGTCTTCGCCAACGGACCTCGGTACGTGTACATGTTCGCCCAAGGGGACAACACAGCCACGAACATCGTCGAGTACGATCCGTACGGACCGGATCAGACGTTCAAGGCGAGTATTTTGGTTGACTACGAGTCCCTGCCACCAGAAGTCCCCAAGCCCGACAAGGCGCTCCTCGGACTGATCCAGACCCAAAAGGTGACTGACATGACCCAGATGAACATCAAGGGCCCCGTCAAAGAATTGTGGATCACGGGCGCTTCGGATTCTGCCAATGTGTTCCAGTACTCGAATCTGGCGACGCAGAGTACGCTCA